AAACATGTAAGATACAAAATAAGCTTTCTAGTAATGATTTGCAAATTGTATTGGTTTCAGGAGCAGAAGTAGTTGTAGATAATATTGGCTCTTTTGACTCTGTATTAGGTACAGTTTCGGTTAATTATTTTAATCCTCAATCTATTATAGGAGGATTTACTTATGTTAAACTCGCAGCAGTGCCTGCTAATCAAAGCGCTATTACTCCTTCAAGAAACGACCTTTTAGTTTATGATGCCGATGCATCTACAACTAAGGCAGTATCAACGAATGCTCTTAACTAATGACACATAAAAGAGACTTAACCTTATTAGATAATAACCGTAAAGTATTACCTTTCCATAGAGCGGAAATCGAAAAGGTATTACCTGATCATATAGTTCAAGCTAATCCTAATCTTATAGAGTTATTTGAATCATATTATGAGTGGATGGAGAAAGATTCTAATCCTAACGGTATATTAAACAGAATATATTCTACTAGAGATGCCACTTCAATACCCGGCGCTCAACTACCTTTTTTAGAAGATGAGTTGCTGTTAGGAGCAGCTTATTTTGGAGGATTTATTAATAAAAGAGAAGCAGTTAAGTTTTCAAACTTTCTTTACAGATCTAAAGGTACTAAGTATAGTATTGAGCAATTTTTTAGAGGGTTCTTCGGAGTAGATCCAGCAGTAATTTATCCTAAGAATAATGTGTTTAGAGTTGGCCCGGCTATTGATTTAGAAAAGGATAGTATCAATAGTCAAGGGCAACAGATAAAGGAAGCTGCTTCTCAGCTTGGTCCGGAATCACTAAAATATATTACTAATGATAAGTTATATCAAACTCTTTCTATATTGATTAGAAGTACAGTACCAGTTGGTAAATGGCTAGATACATATAAGCTATTTGTACACCCTGCTGGATTTTTTATAGGCTCAGAACTTGTAATAGAAGCTTTTAATGTTAATCCAATACCTGTTTTACAAGATGATGTAGGAGAGAAACCAGAAGAGTTTATCTCTATTCAAGTTGTTGCTGCATTTGATATTAGAGCAGATAAAGATATTACCTTGCTTAATCCAGGTGACGCAGTGTTCACAGTTCAGCGTCAAGATGTGGATACATTTATGCGTGTTGCATCTGATGTGCCAATTGGTAGTATAGATAATTATACTATGGCAGAGTTGCTATCACCTAACTCCCTTACTATGGATGACTCAGATGTTATTCAAGTAGTTACGTTTGATGAAGATTCAAGTTCAGCACTACCTAAAACATATACCTCTACATTTGATAAAGGTATATACGATACTCAATATGATTCAGCTAATTAGGTTAATAACCTATATAAATAATGTTAATCAATTAAGGCATAGACATGGTTCAAGAAGTAGTTAATGTTGGCTCAGCCGCTAATGACGGGACAGGAGATACCCTACGTGGAGCTGGCAATAAAATAAACAATAACTTTACCGAGTTGTATAACCAGTTCGGAGGTGCAACTTTAGGTAATGTCACTAGACTTACTGATAGTGGCATTTCTATCGTTGGTAGTAGTTTTCTTACTCAGGTAGGAGCAGCTGACCCTGCAGCGACTATTAATATAGATTTTCCGGATTCAGCTGGTAATGTAGTAGTTGATACTGCTACACAAACATTAACTAATAAAACATTAAGTGCAGATGATAATACTATTTCGGGTATTGCTACATCTAGCTTTGTTCTTTCTAATGCTTCTGGTATTATTGACGGCTCTGCAAGTCGTAAAACTATTCCTGCCGGAGTAGTTGTAGGTACAACAGATACTCAGAATCTTAGTAATAAAACTTTAAATCTTCCTACTCTTAAAAGACCTAATATACAAGAATGGTTAGCTGATTCTAACGGACATCCAGTATTATCATTTACTAATACAGCAAATATTAGAAACAGAATAAGAGTAGAAAGTAAAGCTTCTCCTAGCTCTCCAACTATTTCTACAGTTGGTTCCTCTGACACGAACATTAATCTTGATATAAACCCTAAAGGTTCTGGATCTGTAAGAGTTAGCAAGCTTGCATATGTAAGCGGCACTATTAGTTCTACAAGCACTGTATCAGAAAATGTAAGCTATATTCAAAGTACTGCAACAGCTAATATTGTTGCTACTGTAGACAATGGAACTACGACAGGTGAAGTAAAAGTGTTTACTCATGATGGAGCTAATACTACAACTGTTACTCCAACTAATTTTTCTCAAGGAACTAGTATTGCACTATCACCAAATGATACAGTTATGATTATTTGGAACGGCTCTCAGTGGAGCGTTATTGGTGGTGAAGGCTATACAATTTCTTAATAGGACATAACAATGGCAGCGATAATTACAGATAAAATTAAACTACAATTAGCTCAGACTATCTTTGATGAGTTTAATACAGCTAATCTTGGCGATTCTAATAACTACTATTATATTGGAGTAGGCAGATCGCAACAATGGCAAGCAGAGGCTGAAACTGATGTAGTACCTAATACTACAGCTGCTGATAATCATGAAAGAGAAGAAAGACTTTTTAGATACAATCTTCAGTCAGTAAAAGCAGCAGAGAATCTTTCGTTTGTTGTTCCAGGGGGGCCTGACTATGATTGGTCTGCTAATAAAGAATATTATGAGTATAGCGATGCCATTGCTGGTCAACCACAAGCAACTTTTTATGTAAGAACGGATGAAAATAAAGTTTATATTTGTATTCGTAAGGGTAAAAACGGTGATGGGACAGCTAAGACATCCACAGTAAAACCAGATCATACTAATACAGCTCTTGTTCCGGAAACAGATGGGTATGTATGGAAGTACTTGTATACGATTACTACCACTGCTGCTAATAACTTTTTAACAACTAACTTTATGCCGGTTGAGTTTGTTGATTCAGCTGCGCCAACTGATCCTAGATTTTCTCAGCTTTCTGTGCAAAACGCTGCAGTTCCAGGACAAATTATTGGATATAGAGTAATTAATCCTGGAGGTCCTTATTCTGGAACAGTCCATAGCTCAGGTATTAAAGTAGGTCCAGCACTTACAATTATCGGAGATGGGACGAATGCTAAAGCATATCCAATTCTTAATCCTATTAATAATTCTATTGCAGCAGTTGAAGTAGGGGATAGTCCAGATGCTGCTGCTATTTCCTTTGTATCAGATCAAGGCGCTAATTATAAGTATGCGAATATAAGTGTAAGTTCTGCTACTTTGCAAGCAGGGGGAAGCAATGCTGTTATCGCTCCTATTTTTGGTCCTAGAAATGGAATAGGGGCAGATGCCCGTAAAGATTTGAGATCAACGTCATTGATGTTTAATATTAAACCTGTAGGAGGAGTAGATGTAAATAACGAACCTACATGGCCAGTCGACCAAGATTATAGACAAATAGGACTAATTAAAAATATTAGAACGGATAGCGCTGATGGTGAGTTTTTTACAGCAGAAGCAGGTACAGCTCTTAGTAGAATGAAAGCTAACCTTACCTTCGGTGACGGTGATTACCTACAAGCATCTGGTGAATATCAATTAGAGTTTGATGATGATCCTATCATTTATGGCACAGATAGTAATGCTGCTGGCTATATGGTATGGAATGATGATAGTGCTACTATTTGGTACCATCAAACAGAAGAGACTGGATTTACTCAGTTTGTAGATGGAGAAGCAATCACTATCCCAGGTAAATTTGCTGGTAGTATGACTATTGATTCAGCTAACATTGCTCCAGATGTAGATAGATATTCCGGAGAGCTTCTATTTGTAAGTAATCAATCAGCTACTGCCCGTGACCCACAGCAGACAGAAGATATTAAAGTTGTAGTAAGACTATAAGGATAAATCATGGCATCTACAGTAAACGAAAATACATTTCTTAGTGTCTACAACGATGATTACAGAGATAGTGATCACTACCATAGAGTTCTTTTTAACAATGGTAGAGCGTTACAAGCTAGAGAACTAACTCAATCACAAACTATTATTCAAAAAGAAATTGAACGTATTGCAAAATTTATGTTTAAACCAGGCGGACTGTTTAATACGTCCTACGGTACATCAAATAGCGCAAACGACCCTATTAGTTTTGTAAGAGTAGAAACTCTACCTGTAGGGTATGACGTTTTTGTAGGTCAGACATTTGCTAACCAGCTTGGAGTTAAAGCTGTAGTAAAAGCCGTTATTCCTTCTACAGCCGTAAACAGCTCTGTAGGTACAGATGCTTATAACACTTTACTAGTAAAATATATTGATGCTAACTCTACTAGCTCTGCAGATACTACAGTCTCTGTTAAATTTAATCCAGCTGATACTCTAACAGCTACTATTAGCTCTTCTTCCTATGAGTTGAATGTATCAACAGATGAGCAAGTGCAAGATGCGACAGGTAACGCTTCGTTCTTAGAAGTGCCAGAGTTTAATACCTTTGCTGCTGGGCATTTACTGTTTGTAGAAAAGCAGTCTTTAGTATTAGATAAGTTTAATTCTAACTTTAATGGTACAGTTGGATTTGAAGTAACGCAAGAGATCTTTAACACTTCTGACAATGTTGCTTTATATGACAATTCAGGTGCTACTCCTAATCTTACTTCTCCAGGTGCTGATAGATTAAGAATTACTCTTACTTTAAAGAAAGAAGCAGATAAAACTGCAGGTAAGACATTCTACCCTTTAATGAAATTAAATCAAGGGTATGTTGTAAATGTTAATACTCCAGATAATGTACTTGCAGCTGTTGGAGGTATAATCTATAATAGAGCTTATGATACTACAGGTAACTTTATTGTTGATGAGAGATTAGGAAAGCTAGATCTTACAGTTTCTACAGACCCAGATAGCTCTGATTATTTACTATATCAAGTCTCTGATGGTACAGCATTTGTAAACGGTAAGCGTTATCAAAAACAAAATATAGCTCCAATTAAAGTGGCAAAACCAAGAGATCTAGTAAATGATATTACAACTAAAAGTAATGAATTTATTTCAGCAAGATATGGTAACTACTTCTTAACTGACGGTTCTAACACAAAAGGCTTACTTAACTCTATTAACAACTTTGATTCAGTAGGTATCTATAGCGGTACAGCTACTTCAGGTAATGCTATTGGTAGAGCAAGAATTAGAAACATCGACGAGTTTGATAACGACTTTAGATTGCATGTATTTGACGTTGAGATGTATGGCAATAACTCAATAAATAACGCTCGAAGTGTAGGAACAAGTTCTTCTAGCTATGGTGATCTAGTACCAATTAATTCTAATTATAACTTAATTGATAAGCTTGAAAATAACCTTCTATTCCCTATGCCTGGGAGAGTTAACACGGTAACAGATGGTACAGTTACCTTTAATGTTGGTAAGGTCTACACGGCAACTGCATCTAGTAGCTCTGCTACTTTCTCTACTGGTGGTAATACTTTTGCAGATCAAGAGCAATGGATTGTAGAAGAGGTTGCTAACAGCAATAATCTTATCTCACCTCCAACGGTGTCAGGTACTCCAACAAGCTCTGCTACTATTACAGGGTTAACTGACGGTACGGTAAGATTATTCGGCTATGAAAGAAAAACTGGAGTAAGAAAAACTAAGACATTAGTTACAGGTCGTACTCAAACTCGTACCTTATCTAATAGACAGTTTAAGCTATCTCATCATGACATTTACAAATTTACAAGTGTTGTAGATAGTACCACAGGAGAAGATATTACTCATAGGTTTATCTTTGATAATGGTCAAAGAGATAATTTCTACGATGTAGGTTCTGGTAAATTACGGGGTGGAGCAGCTGCTCCTGCAGGCAATATCGTTGTAACTTTTGATAGCTTTAATCACAGCGCAGGGGATTATTTTGCAGGTGGTGCGTCATATCCAGATCTGGAATATGATAAAATTCCATACTATAATCTAGAAACTGGCGGTACAGTTAGGTTATCAGACGTTATAGATTTTAGATCAGTTAAAGATAATGCCGGTGACGATTTTGCTGGTACTGGAGCAGTAATTCAGTATATTCCTAGAAACACAGATACTATTGATGTAGGTGAGTTAAAATTATGGGAACCTAGAATTGACGTAGTATCTATCAATGACAACGGTAACCTAGAAGTACACACAGGAGTAACAAGTTTATCTCCAAGTGAACCAGAAGGAATTCCTACTTCATCTATGGAATTACATAGAATATCATTAGCTCCATATCATTTGAACGAGCGCGACTTCATGCAATCTAAGTATGACAACCGCGGTTATAAAATGTCTGATATTCGCAAAGTAGAAAGAAGAGTAGAAAATCTAGAAGAGCTTACTGCACTTTCTCTATCAGAGATTGAATTAGAGCGTACAGTTATTCCTGATAGAGTAAAGCAAGGTATGACTGGAGATACCTTTACCAATAATGTACAATCTAAGACAAGAGATAAAGATTATAAAGCTACTATTCGTAAGAGATCTGGCGTTTTAGCTCCAATGAGATATTGGAGAGATATAGGCTTAAAATATGATTCAGATGCATCTAGCGGTGTAAGATTACACGGTAGCACTGTTTGGCCTAATTTTACAGAAACTGTGATGGTAAATCAAAATAAAGCTACTAACTACCAGAGCGTAAATAGATTTGAACTTACGAAATTTGTTGGTTCAGGTATTGTTGAACCTGCAGTAGATACATATGAAATGAGAAGAGAAGTAGACGTTAATCATATTGGCGAGCATAACGAATCACTTACTACACAAGGGGATACGGTAGTTCTATCTCAAGGTAATCAGAACGAGGAAGCATAATGCCCTGGGTAACAAAAACTAAGATTGAACAAGAATCAAGAATTAGAGAAATAGACAATGGATTTGATTTTAATCCTGCTTTTAGGTCTCGATTTATATATTTTAAGTTTTCAGGTTTAAGACCTAATGACAGTCATTGGCTATTCTTACAAGGTAGGGATGTAACATCTTTTGCTAATACTAGCTTTAGTATTAATGATTTTAATGCATCTGCTAGAAGTTCAGTGTTTAGAAATCCAGGGGATAAGTATTTGTTAGAGAATCAGTTTCCTTCAGATCTAGGAGGACCCACTGGATCTCCACTTACCACTACTGCAGCTGGTGAGTTAGAGGGAGTATTGTTTATTCAAAGTAATTCAACCTATAGCTGGCGTGTAGGTTCAGGCACTACTAATTATAGCTATAATGGAGGAGATAATAGTATTCCTCTTTTAGCTATCAACATATCTACCACTAATAAGAGTAATGCTTTATCTCATGCCACAGCAGAATATTCTTCGATTGGTCAGTTTATTAATTATGCAATGGAAGAGTATACCGTAGATGTAGAAGTTGAATATGAAGTGTGGAAAGATGATCCGCCCCCAGCGCCAGGTCCTGTAGTAACTCCAGGTAATGATAATGATACGGGTCCAAGTATAAGCACGGATTGGGATCATTTCTTTGGAGGCAACACTGGTGGAATCACTAATCCTCATGCTAGACCATCTCCGGCTCCAAAACAATATAAAATGAAATCAAATAATGATGGTACTTACAGCACCAATTTTTCTACTAGCAGCACATATAATCCTCATAGGTAACGTACACAACGTTTTAGAAAGAAATTTAAATGTCAGGTAAATTACAATTAAGTGAACAGCTCAACCCATCAGCACAGACGTTTGTGGTTGATGAGCCTGTCGGATCAGTTCTTACTGGAGTAGGTCTTTTCTTTGCTCAGGCTCCTACAGGTGCTTCAGCGCAGCCAGTTTCTATTGAGTTGAGGCCTTGTGCTGAATCTGGTGCACCAAGCGCTAAGAAGTTTATTCAAGGTACAAAGGTAACAGTTCCTGCTTCTACTGTTGCAGCTGCAGCTAATACTAACTTTGCTTCCGCTACTGAAGTTAAATTTAGCTTTAGAGAGCCAGTGTATATTAAAGGTAACACTCTTCTTGCACTGGTTATCAGCACCGGTGCTTCTGCAGATCAGTATCAAATTTGGGTAGGTAAAAATGGGCAGCATCTCACTAACTCTACTACAGAATTCTTTTCTTCAACCATTGATAAAGGTGCTTTTTATGAGTCATCAAACGGCACTTCCTGGCAACCTGATAATGAAAAAGATTTAGCATATAAGATCTACAGAGCAGAGTTTAATCAGCAGAATAGTTTTGCAGTATTTAATGCTGACGCTCCTCCTGCTAAGAGACTTACAGAGCAAACGTTAATTAATGACGATACAAGATATCCAGCAGATCCGTTTATTTTCACCGCTGGAAGTAAATTAGTGGATGTAGTGCATCCTGCTCATGGTTTTCAAGTTGGAGATAAAGTAGTACTGTCTAAAGGATCAAATGGGTTCGACAGTTCAGATACTATTAACGGTATCGCTGGATCTAGACTATATGGCACTAAAACTATTACCGCAGTTGATCCTTATGGGTATACATTTAACTGCGGAGGCACAGCTAACGCTACTGCTTCTATAAGAGCAGGGGGAGCTGGAGTGTTAGCAACAGAGCAATATGTAGTAGATCAATTCCAAACTATTTTGCCAGCAGTAACTCCTCCTAAAACCACAACTCATGCAGTGGGTGATTTTCTAGCTTCTAAGTCATTTGGAGGAAACGAAACAGCTTATTCAAATATTGCTAATGTTCGAATAAAGAAGAATAGAGTACAAAGCTTTAAAGATCCGGCTGTAATTGCTTCCACAAGATCTGAAACAGATCATAATTCTGGTAATCCCTCAACTAAAATTACGGTTGGATTTAATACCAGAAGTAAGTATACATCTCCATATATTAATGAGCATGCAGCTTCTATTCGAACTGCAAGTAACTTTATTGATTATCAAGCTTCTACAGCTACTCCTAATAGAAACCTTATCTCTACTATACCATTTACTTTAGAGACAGAAGCAGATGGCGGTACAACCGCCGCGAAACATCTTTCTATTGTATATAATTTAGAATTGTCAGCTAATTCTATAAGAGTATTAGTAGATGCTATTAGACCTCAGTTTACTGATTTTTCTGTATGGTATAGAACAGCACTTGACACTAATGTCGAGAAAAATGATTGGGTGGAGTTTAGTAAGACAGTTAATCCCCCAGATGTATCTAACTATTCAGAGCTACCTAGAGATAATACACCGAGAACCTATGAGTTTAACAAATACGACTTGGCATCATTTAATAAATATCAAATTAAAGTTACTATGAATAGCTACAAATCAACTCAGGTTCCGCTATTTAAAAATCTTAGAACTATTGCAACTGTATAATATGAGCGACTATATTTCAGTTGATGGCTATCCAGATTTAGTAAGAGATAAAAATACTAATATGATTTTGAATATAAATAAAGGCAACACTGATGCGTTTATTGAAAAGAGAGATCGGGAATTGCAGCAACGGCAAGAGATTGAAACTCTAAAATCAGACGTTCAGGATATAAAGATGATGCTACAAAAATTAACAGAAAGTTTTGCAAATGCCTAATGCTAAAATAGGAAAAGTCAATTTATCAGACACAGTAAATACTCAGCGTCTTAGATTTAATCAGCTTATTGATTCTGTTGGCAGTGTCAGTCTTACCAATGTAAATCAAACAGCTGGAAGAAGCACGTTTACCGGTAGCTACCCCACTGTAGGAGAAGCTCTTAAAGAGCACGAAGCAAGATTAGACTCTGCTGATATTATTGAAGTAAAAACTCCTAGAATTAGAGCGTTTGATAACACATATGATAATACATTAGCAGGTAATACTTACTTACAATCTAACTTAGATGTTGCTGGCATTACAACATTAGATAGTTCTACAATTGATGGTACGTTACTAGTCACTAATACCTCACAATTTAATAAAGAAGTTACTATAGATGAAGCTCTTACAGTAACTGATAGTGCTTACATTACAGGTAATTTAGACGTTGGTGGTAATGTACAAATTGACGGCAATCTGACTGTTGACGGAATTGCCACTCTTAAAGCTGGAGCTGATAATAATATCAATCTCGGAGATAATGATGCTTCTACTGATACAGTAACCTTTAACGCAGAAGTAGCATCTCACATTATCCCTGATAGTAATAATACCTACGACATTGGATCAGCTTCTAATCGATGGAAGCATGGGTACTTTGATGGAACAGCATATGCTGATAACGTTTGGGCTGACTCTGCTACAATAGGTACAGCCAAAGTTTCAGATCTAACAGCTGGTAGAGTAGTTTTAGCTGGAACAGATGGAGAAATAGAGGATACTGGCAAGCTTACATTTAATGATTCAACCGGCTTAAAAACCACAGAAGCGTTAACTGTAGAAGACAGTGCTCTTATTACTGGAAACTTAGATGTAGGTGGTAACCTAGATATAGCCGGTACGGCAATTCTAGATGGGGATTTAACGGTTACAGATAGTGCTTATATTACCGGTAATGTTAATATTGGTGGTAATTTAGATGTAATAGGTAGAGTGACTTCTACTGGTACTGCGTTTACTCTAGCAGCTGAAACAGGAACAGATGATCCTTTCACATTAGGAGATACTCTCACTATAGCTGCAGGAGAAGGTATCAATACAGTTGTTACTGATAACACTATTACTGTAACAGGCGAAGATGCATCAGATACTAATAAAGGTATTTCTAAGTTTGATAATGGAGACTTTGTTGTATCTAACGGTAATGTAACTCTAGCCAACCTAACTACAGGCGCAGTGCTAAACATAAGCGGAACAGCTAGTGAAGTAGAGGTTGCAAGAACGAATGGTGCAGTTACAATAGGTCTACCCAACAGTGTTTTTATAACAGACGATCTTGGAATAGGTGGAGACTTTACTGTCGGTGGAGACTTTTTAATAGCTGGTAGTACTAAACTTACTGGTGATTACATTGAACTAATGGACGGAGTTAGCGGCGCACCCTCTTTAAATGCTGGTATTTCCATTGATAGAGGTACACAAGATAGTGCCGTAATGCAATGGAATGAAAATAACGACTATTGGGAAGCGTCTTATAACAACGCGGCAACTCCAAGTCAATTAGTTACTTACGCAAATTTAGATACAACAGATTTTAGTATTGGATCAACTATTTCTATTAGCGATGAAGCTATTCAAGATATGGTTGGTGCAATGGTTACTGGTAATACAGAAACCGATATTACTGTAACATATGAGGACGGAGATGGCACCCTTGATTTTGTATTAGATGATACAACAGTAACTGCTGGTTCATATGGATCAACAACTTCTATTCCATCATTTACAGTAGATGGTAAAGGTAGACTTACTAACGTGACTCCAGTTAGCATTGCTACTACTCTTACTATAGGCGATGATAATCTTGATACCGATGAAGTTGATCTTTTAAATGAAACTCTTACATTCTCTGAAGGTGAAGGTATTAACGCTGTAGTAACTGATAATAAAGTAACTATATCAGCAGAACTTGCAACGAGCTCTAACAAAGGTGTAGCTTCATTTAGTACAGATAACTTCTCTGTAACTAACGGAGCTGTTATTATTAAAAACAATGGTGTAATTTTAGGCACTGAAACTACCGGTAATTATATGTCAGGTATTTCAGGTACTGCTAATGAAATAGAAGTAAGTCATACTCCAGGTGAAGGATCTTCAGCTACAGTAGGATTACCAAATAGTGTTATTGTAACTACAGACCTTACCACTGGTCAAGATTTATTTGTAGGTCGTAACCTAGATGTTACTGGTAATACTGTTATTGATGGAAATCTAACAGTGTCTGGCACTACTACTACGGTTAATACAGAAACAGTAACAATTGCTGATAATATCATCTTACTTAACTCTGATACGACTGGCGCACCAAGTCAAAATGGTGGTATTGAGATTGAAAGAGGTACTAGTACTAACGTACAATTAAGATGGAATGAAGCTAACGACTACTGGCAGATTGGTGAAGGTAATGATCCGGTATATTCTAGAGTAGCAACCGCTGGTTGGTTAAATGCAGGTGGAGGTTTAAATTATAACAGCTCTACAGGGCAATTTGCTCACACAGATCCATCTTCTCAAGGATCTGTTAATAACGAAGGCAATACCTTTATTCAAGATATCTCTTTGGATACCTATGGTCATATTACTGATATTGTATCAGGCACAATAACTGATATTGGCGATGCTACTATTACGATAGATGTAGGTGATGATTTACATATTAATCAGGCTGATAATACATTTACAACTAACCAAAGTAGTAATCAAAGTATAACTATCGATCATAATACTATAACTAGAACTAATACAACAAATACAAGTGCTCCTGCATTTGGAGGTACATTTACAGCTATTGACAGTCTCACTTCAAATGCAAGAGGACATGTTACAGGTGTTAATACAAAAACAGTTACGATTCCTGCCCTAGGTCTATATGACAATTATGTTTCATGGACGTTTTTAGAAGGTAATGGAACCGAATCTGGCACTATAACTTCTGGTGACACCTTGCATTTTGAGCAAGGAACGGGGATGGAAGTGGAAAAGACAGCTGATGATCAGCTTACTTTTACTAATACAGATAGAGGTTCTTCACAGAATATATTTAAAAGAATTATACCGGAAGCAGCTAACGGCAGCGATTTAGATATTATTACTGCAGATAATAATAATGATATTTTCTATATTAGAGCAGGAGGAGGTATTACTCTTGCTTCTGATGCTACTAATGATAGAATGACTATTAGTCACTCAGATACATCCAGCCAAACATCTTCGAATAATAGTGGTAGAACATATATTCAAGATATTACGTTAGATACATATGGACATGTTACTGGTATTAATACTGCCTCAGAAACAGTGACTAACACTAATACTAATAAACTTACTACATTCCAAGTTGAAGATGGTGATGGTAATGAAGTTACTATTTCTCACAATAAAGAGTGGAAATTTAAAGAAGGTGGTGGTGTTAATATTAACTGGACTGACACTTCTCCAGGATCTAATGCAGATCCGTTTGATCTTGAGTTCAAGATTAATACAGGAGTGACTGCTGGTAATGGATTGACCGGAGGAGGTACACTAAATGCCACAAGGACTATTCATGTGGCTGCAGGAAATGGTATAACTGTTGGTTCAAATGATGTTAGAATGTCCGGTTCTTATTCAGGAAATTTTACTGCAACAGGTAATATTACCGGTAATGGTCATTACGCAAATGCATTTTACTATAGATCAGATGAACGCCTTAAAGAAAATATTTTACCTGTAACTAATTCTCTTGATGTTATAGATCAACTTCAAGGGGTTTCTTTTGATTGGTCTGAAACAGGTAAGCATGACATAGGTGTAATCGCTCAAGAGGTACAAGCTATTATACCAGAAGCTGTAGTAGAAAATGAAGAAGGGTTCTTATCTGTCAATGCTACACCCATAATTGCTCATCTTATTGAAGCGGTTAAAGAACTTAAAGCGGAGGTAGATCGTTTAAATGTCCGGTCGTAGATTAAGTAAAAACCAAACGCTGTTGGGGCGCTATGGAGACGGAGGCAGCTCCAACAGGGCGGAATGGGGGCGTTGGCGTATAATAAAAGGTCATAGTTCACTTGATATGTGGGTACCAGAGAAATCTGCTGCAGAAAGAAATAGTGTGTATGATAAATTTCCTATAAAGTATGGATCGGCGCCTGCTTACGGAGTTTATTACCCTAGCAGATATGGGATTCCTTCACAAAAATACCTCTATGACAATACTACTCGTATGGGGACTGGTCCATGTTGGAATAATTATTTTGCGGGGAGTTATTTAACCCCAGGGGGATGCCCCAGTGGTTTCACGGATTTGGGAGTAACAAATACAAGCCTCAAGTTCGATGTTGAAGTTGCAGCTACTCAAAGCAGAAAAGCAGGTGTACTTCATAATAATCCAATGTGGATGTTCTTTATAGAAAACGGTTGGGGGTGTACTGCTTCTTATCCTTGGACAGGTATATCAATAAGACAATGTCGTATGACAGCGCAAAATGTAAGCGGCTATCGTTAAATATTTTATAATTATAAACACAGAGGAATTTACATATAATGACTATTACATCATTAACTCAACAAGACATACTTAATAAGCGAAGTGAGGAAGATGCCTGGGATATTGTTTTGCTTCATCATGAAGACTGTCAAGCATGTGGAGAGATGGTAGCTCTACTAGAGTCTATTCAAGATAACTATCCTACAGTAACATTCTCTACACTAGACATAACTTCTGAAGACGTGCCTTTATTTGCTCCACCTGTAATTCCCTCTATCTTAGCGTTACATAACGGTAATCGGATTTGGGAAGCTCTAGGTACATTTCCTGACTCTGTAAAACTCGAGAAAACTATACAAGATTGGCTGGTTCACAAAGTTAATTTTGATCACATTTCTGGGGGAACTTCTATACACGAGTTTAGTTAATGGCCTTTTTAGAATTAGGTGCTAATTACACTAAGAAGTTAAATATCTGCAAAAGTTGTGAAAGGTATAATGCGGCCACATCTATTTGTAAAGAGTGTGGGTGTTTAATGGTATTTAAAGCTAGACTGCCGGGAAACACTTGCCCTCTAAAAAAGCACGTGTAATTATTTTTAAATTATTTTTTCTTATAAATAATATCAAATAGCGGCAGGGTGCGATGGTGTACCGACAAATAAATCAGCGAGGATT